GATACTTTAACATGACTCTGAGCACCTAGATTATAAATCTCATCTGGTTGAACTTTCTGAATAACACGTACTATATTTGTTGAATCAGTTAAGTCTCCATAATGAAGCTTAGCAATCTTGTCATAGAGATGATCTATACGATGAGTATTGATTAAAGATGATCTTCTAACAATACCATGTACTTCATATCCTTTTTCAAGTAGGAATTCTGAAAGATAAGAACCATCTTGACCTGTAATTCCTGTAATTAAAGCAACTTTCTTATTCATTTTTTAAGTGAACCTGAGCAGAGATCCATTTATAAGTTTTTTCAATTCCCTCCTCAAGAGTTTGAGAATAATCCCATCCCAATTTCTTACGAATAAGATCATTATTAGAATTACGTCCTCTTACTCCTGTAGGTGCATTCAATTTATACACCTTTTTAGCTACCTTACCAGATACCTTACCAGCAATATCTACTAACTCATTAATAGATACCATCTCCTCTGAACCAATATTAACTGGTCCAAGAAAATCAGAATCCATTAACCTTCTAGTTGCTTCAATGCATTCATCAATGTACAAGAAGGAACGAGTCTGTAAGCCATCTCCCCACACCTCGATGGATCCACCGACCTCCGGGAGTTCAGCGACTTTACGGCAGATTGCAGCTGGAGCCTTCTCTCTTCCTCCTTCCCAAGTTCCTTCTGGTCCAAAGATATTGTGATAGCGGGCAATCCTAACAGGAATACCATGATTCCTATTGTAAGCCAGGTACAGTCTCTCTGAAAAAAGTTTCTCCCATCCATATTCTGAGTCTGGGTCTGCTGGATATGCTGATTCTTCACGACAATCTGGATTCTTAGGATCTAATTGGTTATGCTCTGGATACATACAAGCTGATCCAGAATAGAATATCTTTGTACAGTTCTTACCATACACATCATTCATCTGGTGCTGCTGTTCCAACACATTTAAATTAATCTGACAGGAATTATGAAGAATCTCGGCATCATTCTCACCAGTGAATACAAATCCTGCACCACCCATGTCAGCAGCAAACTGATAGATCTCATCAAAAGGTTGAATATAACGATAAGGAACTGACCTATAGAAATTACCTCTATCCCCTTTATATTCTAAAATCCTCTTAACAAAACTTCCATCACGCAGATCTCCATACACAAACTCATTAGCTTCTGATGAAGAATACTCAGGTGATTTAAGATCCACACCACGTACCCAATATCCGTCAGCACGTAGCCTCTTTACCATATGACTTCCAATAAAGCCACCAGCACCCAGAACGAGTGCCTTCTTCCTATAGTCCATAATTAATTTATTTACTTAAGTATAATACAGAGAAAAAAAGTTCTTGTCAACCTAACCCTCTTTCTACCCTCTCCTTATTAGATTGCTTATCAAAATCTACAATATCTACTTTACGCAATACTGCTTCAATTATATCAATACGCTGTGCTAGATCTCCACTATTAGAACCACTAGACTTTTTCTGATGTGCTACTGCTTCCAATGATTTCAATCGTGCCTCTACTTCCACATCATACTTAGACATGGATGCTCCACTAGAGGACTTCCCTGCTGTACCTTTAAATGCCATGATTAATTTACTAAACTCTTGAGTTATTTATGACTGGTATTCCCACATCATTTCATTTTATAAAATTGTTTTCCAGTAGTATCCTCTCTAACATCTTTTATAGGAAAAGTAACTAACTTTTCCCATGGAGAATAATCATCAAAAAGAACTGCTACTTTATCACCACTAATTCTCTGTACAAATCCTCTATACCCATAGTAAATGGATGTAGGATTATCAATCACAATAGTAGTACCTGGAAGAATCAATGTGGTCCCTTATCCCCCACATAACAAGGAACACCCGCAGGATCTAACCACTTAGTATACTCAGGATCTTCTATACACGTATACAATTGTTCCTGATTATCTAAAAGATACATATCTTTATATCTTTTAGTATCAGGATCATACTTCTGAATACGTAAATCCAACTTACCATTCATCAACTTCTCATCAGTATGAACAAACCTATACTGACCTTGGGTTAAGATAGTAGTATATTTCATTTTACTTCTACTCTTTCTAAATCTTGAAGTACACAATCCATTAGTATCTCATAATCATCTAAAGGATCTCCAGAAAGAGTTACTCCATCATTCTCATAAAATCTTCTTATCTTTTTATATAACTTTGGATTCTTTACATCCAAATAAAAATCTCTATTTGCAGCTCCTCTTAATGTTTGTAGGTCTTTCTTAAACTTAGATGTGAGTGTCATTGCTCTACTGTTTGACCCTATAAGTATATGAAAAAATCAAAGAAAAGTCAAGTAGTCAGTTTACAAACTGTCTACTTCACCTCAAAATCTAATCTACGTACCTTCCTCTTACGTCTTTCTTCTTGAAATTGCAAGTCATTAGGAGACAAAACATTACTACTCTCTTTCTTTGTTTGAGAATTTATCATAATAACTTTAGATAAATCTACTGCAGTAATTTTAACTCCTGTAATAGTCGCCATATTAGGACACCCACAAGATCTAGTCTGTGTGGAATGCCCTTGTATTTCTTTGTTGCATTCTTTACACCGAATCGATAACATCTTTCCAATCCTTCTCGAACAACTCTAATCCCTTATCAGTTAAAATATGATTATACATTTTCTCAAATACTCCTGGTGGCATAGTAACAATCTCAGCACCATGCTCAAATAATCTACCTACATCTCTTACATTTCTAACAGATGCTGCTAACACCTGAGTAGTTGTAAAATGTTCCTTAAAGACGTTAACAATATCCTTCACCAAACATATACCACCAAAAGAATTATCATCCACCCTACCAACAAATGGTGATACATATGTAGCCCCTGCTTTAGAAGCAAGAATTGCTTGTACTTGAGAGAAAATAAGAGTTACATTCACCCTAATACCTTCTTCTGATAACACTCTACATGCTGCTAAACCACCTCTAGTACAAGGAACCTTAATAGTACAACACTCACCAAACTTCTTATAAAGTCTACGTCCTTCAGCGACCATCTCCTCACCAGTACCTACAACTTCCATACTGATATCAGAAACTCCAATCTCCTTAATCTCTTCATAGACCTCTTCAGGGTTCCTACCACTCTTCATAATAAGAGTTGGATTAGTAGTCAGTCCATCGACTAACCCAGTAGCAAAATTTTTACGGATAACATCGGTCTCAGCAGTGTCAAGAAATATTTTCATGGTTTTTTTTAGATTTATTTTAATTTAGTAAATAAAAGTTGTCAATTATCAGCAATGTTGAAATCAACACTAACTATATCACATTCTCCATCCTCATCCAACTCAATCCACTCCTCAAACTCTTCATAGATAGCAGCCTTATCTCCTATAGATTCAACATCATTTACTTTATCTATAGACCATTGTCTTATATGATTAACAACAGAATTAGTTCCCTTCAAAATAATTTTTTCTGAAGTATCTGGAGAGGATGTTACTGTTGTAATAAGCGGGGGTTCCGTCATTAAAAGCTTCCGTGAGGACTCCTCTAGTAAAGAGCTGTTTCGTTTCTTCATAGTTTGTTTTGCCAGCTGTTTTATGTAAGCTGAGCATAGTTCTGCTAAAATTATGCTTACCCAATTGTCGAATTTCGTCTTTAAGTTCCGGACAAGACCCATAGTACTTTTTCCAATCAGATTCTGATTTTACTTTACGCTTTTTTCCCCTTGGAGTTCTGAACTGCCAAAAATATTTCCTCCCAATATATTGACGTTGGGTAATATTATTCCTAATGTTATAAACAAACCCAAAAGCCTCCCCAATATCGCAAGAGTTAAAATCTTTCCCATTATACTGCCAGGGATTCTCATAGTCAACAGGCATAAGCCCCTATACATCTATAGGGTTATTTAGATCTTCCAAATATTTTCACAATATTCCTTAATAGAACGATCTGATGAGAAGAATCCTGACCCAGCAATATTTAGAAGAGACATAGTGTTCCAATCATCACGATTCTTCCACCTATGACTCACCTCATCCTGAGCCTGCATATAATCATCAATGTCTGCCATGACATAGAAAGGATCATGAAGAATTAAATTATCCACCAAAGACTCAAACTTATTTCTATCACCATGACTAAAGTGACCACCTCTAATAAGATTAATTGCTTCCCATACCTCAGGACTCATATAATTCCTAGGATGATAACCATTCTGCCCTAGTTGTGCTATCTCTGATTCAGTCTTACCAAAGAGGAAGAAGTTCTCCTCTCCCACCCTATCACGTATCTCTACATTAGCACCATCTAATGTACCAATAGTCAGAGCACCATTCATAGCAAACTTCATGT